GTAAGGACTTGGTTTTAAACTACTTATGTTTGGACCACCAGATGTTGGGTTATTTGATGACGAAGTTTTTCCTTTGTACTTTTTATACCAAGCTTCCGCTGCTTTTTTCCTATCTTCAATTCCTCCACTCCCCCTTTCAAATTTTCTTCTAAATGCTTCTGCAGCTTCTGATGGAGTTTTTGCTGCACGTAGTGCTGGTAAAGTAGATGTTTCAGTTGTTTGCATTTCATACCAAGCAAATTGTAATTGTGTATCAACTGACCATGGATCATAATTTTTTGATTTAGCCCATTTTACTAAATTGGCCCACCTTGCTTGCTCTCCCCACTGAAATAATCCAATCGCATCTGTTCCTCCAGGGCCCATTCCCTTTCCTCTGGCCCTTGGATTAAATGTGCTTTCATCATCAACATTTCCCATAATTCCTGCTACTGCAATATCACTTAAACCTAAGGATTTAAAGAAATTCCAAACTTTTTCCGCATTATTTCCTCCAGATACAGACACTTCTTTAACAGTTACTTTTCCACCAAATCTAAAATAACTATTGGCAACACCAAAACCATCTTCTAATTTACCCCCCTTAGATTTTCTATATGTAAAATGAACATGGGGACCACCACTTACACCAGTATTCCCTTGATTTCCAATAACAGTTCCGGGCGAAACTATTTGATCTTTTTTAATGTTAATAGAACTTAAGTGTCCATATCCAGTTACAGATCCATTATTGTGTAAGATTTCAACATAATTACCTAATCCTCCATATGGTCCAGCAAGTAAGACAGTTCCAGGATTCAAAATAGATACTGGAATATTATCGGTTGGATGAGCAAAATCAACTCCTTGATGATATGTAGAAGCTCCAGGAACTGGTGCTTCTCTAGGTCCAAAAGATGAACTTTTATATTTACTTGGCGCTTCTCCACCTTGTGCAACATATAATTTTCCGTCCGATTGAATAATCGGATTTGGGTTATTAGGATCTTCAGGAGGAGTTCTAGTAGAAGATAAACTACCCATTACTTTAGTAAATTCTTTAAAATTTGAAGTCATTTCTTCAAACAATTCAATATTTTTTTTATCTGCTATTGTATTTTGTTTTGATTTTGTTACAGTCTGATTAAATGTTTCAAAGTAATTTACAGATTGTCTTGCTCTTCTTTCTCTTCCGGTTTGTCCGCTAGTTTGTCTAGCACTTATTGAACCACCAGTTGATCTTTTTTGTGGAGTTGATCCAACTTTATTCCCAGATGGTCCAGTTCCTGGTTGTGCAGCACTTGGCGGCAGTCCAGGCATAGAAGGCTTTGCATTTCTTTGATTTTGTTCAACTTGTTTTTTCTTTTGTTCAATATCAAGATTAAATTTATCTAAATCCGTTTTTAATGTGTCAATCTTATTGTTTATTTCTTTTCTTTCTGAAATTGTTTTGTTTTGCTGATCAGTAGAAAATCCCTGTACAAAATTTATTACTTTTCCAGTACCATCAACTATGGCACCTATAAAAGATTTTACACCTTTAATAAATTCAGAATCAAAAAACTTTTGCAGTCCGCTTAAAATTTGTGGTAAATTATTAACAACTATACCAAGCAATATAATACCAAAAAATTCAAGAATCTTATCAAAAATACTCATAGGTCCGGATAATATAGTATTTTTGATATTGCTAAGAGTTGATTTAATTCCACCTCCTTCTATTTTCTTTTCTTTTTCTTTAGACTTTTTCTGATATTCTAAGTTAGTTGTTAATTGGTTTCTTTCAATACGAATTTTATTAAGTTTTTTATTTGAATTGACAAGAACACTTCTAATGTTAGTAACATTTAGTTTTAATTGTTTAACTTGATTTTTTTCCATTTTTTATTACACCATTATTCCATATAATTGTGGTGTTCTTTCCATCCACATATTGGACATATTCACAGAAGAAATTGAAGGAACTTCTGTTGATTGTGCTGGATATGTTGGTAATTTTGGTGGATCTGATTTTGTAGTTGGTAAATTAATTGGTATAACTGTTGGTGTTCTTTTTCTTTGAACTTGGGGAATAGTAGAACTAGTAGTTACTGGTCTAATATTTGAAGATCTCGTAGATGATGATCTTATTGGAGTAGTTTTTGATGTAGGCATACGCATAGATCCACCGCCTCCAGATCCTCCCATATTAATTTTAGGAGGACTGATGCTGCTTGGTTTTCTGCTAGGAGATGCTGAAGATGTTCTTGATGGAATAGAAGATCCTCCACCCATACCACCACCTTCACCATATTTGTCTTCCTTTGATTTTATTTTTTGTACCTGATCTTGTATGAACTCATTATAATCTTCAAGAACTTCTTTGAATTTTTCAGCATTAATTTTTTGTAATGAAGTTACCTCCATTAACTTTGTTACTGCTTTTTGAAATTGTTCCCATAAACGACCAGCATTTTCATTAATATCTTGAAGAATTGGTTTAAATATTCTAGCAGAAGGTGCTCTAACAACAAATTCATCCTGAGACAGCATGGCAGGAATGTTGTCTGCAGTATCTGATGATTTTCTAGTTCCCGGAACGACTGTACCACCATCAGCATATCTGCGAGCAATAGATTTAAATGATCTTAACAATCCTGGAACTTGGCCTCCATATGCGAATTGTTCTCCTGGACCAATCATAGGATTGGTCAAAGTTTGTATTTGGAATGATCTTTTTTCAATATTTTTTAATTCTTCTCTCACCTGTTCTGGTGTTTTTCCTGTTCTTTCTGCTTCCTTTTTAAGATATCCAGATTTTTCAAGTAATTTTTCTTGTTCTCTGTCTGAAATATTTTTTAAAGAAGCAGCACCTACTCCAGCAAGTATAGCCAAAGTTATAGGATTTGCCATCAATAATCCAAACAATCCTTGCAAAGTTTTAATTACTGTAATTATTTTTCCAATTGCACCTAATAACTTAATCGTTCCTAAGATTAAAAGAATTTCTTTCCAGTGACCTACTAAAAATCCAAGAAAGTTTGCTAACTTTTTAGCATTTTCTGGTTTTTCTAACCATTTAAAAACATTATTAACTATAATTCCCGTTAAGACAATTTTAAAAAACTCAATAATTTTTTCAAAAATACTTTTTGCGGGAGCAAGAACTTTATCAACCTGATTAGATAGTCCTGTCCCTATTTTTTTAACGGATTCTATTGCACCTTCTTTACTTAAAAATCTTTTTTTAGATTCTACTGCTTTTATCTTTTTATTTTTTTCCTTTTCTTCGGCAATTCTTAAAGCAAAATCAGTAGCTAATTGATTTTGTATTTCTACTAAAATTTTGTTTGTTTCAATTAAAGCATTTTCTATGCCTTGAGATTTATTTGAATCTGCTTGTGTTAAATTATCAGCATTTTTTCTTCCAAATATGTCAGCAGACCTTATTAATGATTTTTTTAAAATTAATGGTTTTATAAACTTAAATGAAGATCTCCTTAGACCTAATTTAGGCGAAGAAGATCCTCTTATTAATGGAGAAGATATATTACTTCTATTGATTTTTGGTATGGATGGAGCTTTGTAAATTTGACTATCCACTAGCTTGCTGCTGTTTCAGATTTTCTTCTTCAATATAATTTTTCAATAGTCCAACATAAACATCCCTTTCCCAGGGAATCATATTCTCAATCTCACTCAAAGAATATTTATGATGCTGAATCAACTGAAAATTTACAAAGTAGTATGACTCAAGACTAGTATGAGCCATACCTAGCTGAAAAAACTTGCTAGACCCTCCAGAACAATTTCACTTTCCACATTTGTATTTGGATTTTTAACTTTTACTGTATGAGAAAGTTTTGGCATCGTTGTAAAGAAAGTTTCAATTTCTTTAAACTGCTTTGTATTTAACTGCTCAATAAAATCCTCAAGTTCTTTTTTAGTGCAATCTACCGCACTCCAAGATTCTTCTTCATCATAAACCATATCAATACAAGAACTAATCAGAGAAAGAGATTTATTAACATCACTTCCCTCTGCAGATATCTCGAAGTTGTTTTCTACAAACTGATGTAATGCTGGATACTTTAATTTCATCGAAAGTTTGTCATCCAACTTAATAATATTATTATGTTTTGGATCTTTTTGAACCTTTATGTCATCAATATTGATTTCTAATTGAACTGTTGTTTCCCCATCATCAGGACAAGTTATATTTACTTCAACAGTTTCACCAACAGATTTTGCACGAACATTCAGAAACAAGTATTCGATATCAAAAGTTGATAAGTCTTCTACCTTAATATTTTTTGTTAAAATACACTCAGAAAGAATCTGAACAATTGCATCAGAAATTTGTTTCAGATCTTCTGTCTCAAGTGCCATAATCAGAATTTTTTCTTCTCTGACAAGAAATGGGCGATATTTAATTTTTTTCCCGTTTGATGGCAATTCCAACTCAAATGTTGGTGTAGAAATTTTAGGTAAAGGCATAATGTCCTATAGAACTTCAGTTGTGATTATTTATTGATTATTTTGGAAATCATTTATTGTGATTGGTTCTCTACTTTGAGATTCTATTCTTTCAATTCTATCCAAAAATTCTCTATCTGTTTCACCATTTCTGGATGGTTCTGGAGAATTGACTTGAGAAAAATCTTTCGTAACAATATACCTGTCGTAATTCATAGTTACTGTCACTTTCATTACTTCTGAGGGTCCATAAGAAACTGGAATGCTTGTTAGTGATTTTGGAAATGCATTAATAAATCTATAAACAAGAAGTGGATTTCTACCTACTCCAGTTAAAACATTACGATTAAATTTTGAAATTGATAAAGTATCTATTTTGTAATCATCTGGATATACAAATCTTCTATAAATATTTCGCTTCAAACCATCAGGTATTGATGATGCGGCAGGTTCTCGTGGTGTGGTATTTGGACTGTTACCTCCAGAGATATAATCCATCCAACCTTCAAAAAATCTTAGTGTATTATAATTTTGATCTACATAAAATGAAAAATCAATATCAGTATAAAGTCTTGTATGGGCAAACTCTTGAGTGACTCCCATAAAATTATCTTTTACTTCTGCAGTTGCATAAGAAGATGATGGTAAAGATGCATCACAGCATAATAGACCCAAATCTTCTGAAATAAATCCATCCAATCTAAAACCTAGTTCATTTCTAAATGTAACATCTTTTAAATGTGTTTTTAATCTAGCACTCAATCCACCAAAATGAACCTGATATTGATTTGTTAGTGCCAGACTACCATACAATTCTTTCATTCTTTGAGCACTAATGTTACTAATAATAGTAGGTGCTATAGACGCCATCTAAATATCTTATAAGAGGTTTATATTATTAAGTATTTAGATGTCCTACAAAGGAAAATATTCACCATCATTTCCTCAAAAATATAAGGGAGATCCTACAAATATTATTTACAGATCTTTGTGGGAACGCAAATTCATGGTGTATTGTGATACAAATGAAAGTATACTAGAATGGGGAAGTGAAGAAATTGCACTTCCATATCGTTCTCCGATTGATAATCGTGTTCATAGATATTTCCCTGATTTTTATATCAAAGTAAGAGAACAAACCGGTCAAATTAAAAAATATATTATTGAAATAAAACCTAAAAAACAAACAGTAGAACCAAAAATCCAAAAGAAAAAAACAAAAGCATACATCTATGAAGTTGTTGAGTATGCCAAAAATCAGGCAAAGTGGAAAGCTGCAGAAGAATTTTGTAAAGATCGTATGTGGGAATTTAAAGTTTTAACCGAAGATGAGTTGGGTATTAAGTAATGCCAAGAAAAACTCTTAGGGAAAGAAACAACCCGGCAGATACTAGTAAAAATTATAGTCGAGTTCGTGCGGTTATTGACAATCTAATCGGTACAGAAGATCCAGATGATTTAATGTTTTCGATTCTAGAAAAACTTGATGAAACATCAATAGTTCCAGATGTGGGTAAGTATTATGTCTTTGTATATTCACCTAAAACATTTGGAGTTACTTATGATGCACACCCATTCGTTGCTGTAACAAATGTATATCGTTGGGGATTTAAGGGTATTAATTTCCACTGGGGAAAAACCAGACAATATTCATGGGAAGAAGTTGTTGGATCTCTACACAAAGTATATCCTCAAGAAATTAAAGATCTTAAAGCATTACCATTTCAAAAAATAAATAGGGCATAAATCGTTCTAAATAGTTAGAAAAGATAAATGGCAGAACAAATATCTCTATTAAGATACCCATACGAAGCAATAACTAAAACTACAGATTATTTGCAAATTGTAATTGCAGATTATACAGAAGCGGGAAAACCACTTATTGGAAGAAATAGAACTAATGTAATTAGTTCCAGAGTTAGAGCAGTTCCAAAAACTGCATTATCCAAATCATCACTAAAACAGGCTGGAGATACGATTTTATTACCGATGCCATCAAATATTCAAGATGGTAATAGTGTAAAATATGCTGATGATAGTTTAAATGGATATGCTGCTTCAGCACTTTCTATGACTGAGGGTATAATGAAGTCAGTTGATTTTAATAATTTAACTGACACACTTTCAAAAGGAACTGGTAAAATAACTCAATATATTAAAGAAAACATCAAAGATGAAACTGTAAAAAATTTAATAATCAAATCTTTAGCAGCTCAAGGAGTTAGTATTTTCGGTGGAAATGTTACTATAGATCAATTATTAGCAAGAGAAACTGGAAATATTTTCAATCCAAATATGGAATTGTTATTTAATGGAGTTACTCTAAGATCATTCAAATTTTCATTCAAAATGACTCCAAGAAGTGAAAATGAAGCAAAACAAGTTAAATTAATTATAAGATCATTAAAACAAAATATGGCACCCAAAACTGTAGGTGCATTAAATGCCAATTTTCTAAAAACACCAAACATATTTGAATTAGAATATAAAAAAGGAAACGATAGTCACCCATTTTTACACAAATTCAAACAATGTGCCTTAACAGATATGAATGTTAATTATACTGGTGAAAACATTTACGCTACTTATCCACAAGGAGAGCCGATATCAGTAATTATGGATCTAACCTTCAGAGAATTATCACCAATTTATGATTCTGATTATAATGATTCTGATACAACTGTAGGATACTAAAATGGGATACTTCAGAGAACTTCCAGATCTTCAATACCAATCATTTTTAACAGACAAGAAATCTTCACAAGATTATCTCCTGGTAAAAAATCTGTTTCGTAGAGTTAAACTTCGTGATGATCTTCAAAATGTATTCACTCTTTTTAACAAGTATGAAATTGTAGATGGTACAAGACCAGAATTAGTTGCTGAAGAATTATATGGAGATCCAGAATTAGATTGGGTAGTTCTTATTACTGCAGGAATTACAAATGTCCGTGATGAATGGCCATTATCTATTAAACAACTTTATGATTATTGCGAACAAAAATATGGAGTTGATGGTTTAACAGAAATAAGATTTTATGAAACTCTAGAGGTTAGAGACTCTAAAAAGAGATTGATTATGCCCGAAGGAAAGGTTGTCGATTCTAATTTTACAATTTCATATTATGATGAAGAAGAAGATAGAATGGTATCTATAAATCCAGTTACTCCAGTAACTAATTATGAATATGAAACAAGATTAAATGATAAAAAATCATTAATATATACGCTCAAACCAACATATCTGCAGCAATTCCTGAGTGATAGTAGAGAAATAATGCTATATGATCAATCTAGTCAGTATATTAATGATCGTTTAATCAAAACTGAAAACACTAATTCAAGTCGTCCATAAGATTCTAAACATCTATTTTATCTCTTGAATATTTGGTGCCGTTCGCAAAACAGAAATATTTTTTTGTATCTGTAAGACTACTGTGATTAAAGTTATAAACCCAATAAATTGAATCATCGTAAAAATCATAATTATCTTGGGAAGTGATTGACTTGACTTTAGCATCTTTTCACAGTTGTCTAATCGCTTCTGAAACGAACCAAGAAGAGATATTATACTCGCTCTATTGAGTTTGTGAATGAATACAGAATCTTCAGAGTCTTTACTACTCATTTTCTTCTAATCAAACTTCACATCAGTATTTAACAAAAAAGGGAGGTTTAGACCTCCCTTAATTATGAATATGAAACTAAATCAGTCTTCTGCCAACTTTGCGAAGTAGGAGAGGGCATCGTCGTCTTCATCATCTTCAACCGCAGCACGACGGGTGGGTTTCAGATTGCTGAGTTCGGAACGAAGGTCATCATCAAGTTCCTTATAAGAACCACGAGTATTGTCTTCCTCGTCAAGTTCTTCAGGGTCTTGATTCTTAGGAGTTCCTTTCAGACCCAGAGTATAATCAAGACGCTTCTTGAGATCTTCATAAGACTTATATTCAGAAGGACTCAGGTACTCGGCAAGAGAATACTGCTTTTTCCAGATTGCTTCAAGAGCATCATCATCATTCAGAAGCGCACCAGCAGAGGCGAACTCGGAAGAATCATAATTACGATAACCAGCAACGTTCTTTGCCTTCAGTTTGAAGTTAGCACCTTGCCAGAAGTCAAAGGGATCGATAGGAGTCTCATCTTCAAATTCAGGTTGCATCGCTTCGGAGATCTTATCAAAGATCTTCTTACCATACTTGAAGAGGAATACCTTACCTTCATTCTCAGGATTGGCAGGGTCTTTTACCACATAGATGTTGGAAACATAAGTCAGTTTGCGCTTTTGCTTGCGAGCAACTTCCTTATTGGCATCAACACCAGAATTCCAGAGACCAGAGTTGTGCTCACAAATGGGGCACTTTTGATTCAGAGAAGTCAGGCAGTTATCGATCAACCAACCACCAGGACCTTGGAAAGCATGAGAATAAACTTTCACAAACGGAAGGTCTTCACCTTCGGGGGCAGGCAGGAAACGAATGACGGCATAACCATTGCCGCTTTTATCTACATCCAGTTTCCAGATACGGTCATCAGCAGTACCGCTGGAACTATTCATTTTTTCAACTTCTTTCACCAGTTTTTCGGTGAGAGAACCAAGCTTAGATTGTTTTTTAAGATCTGCAAAACTCATTTTTGGATTCGGGGGATTAATTGGATTCGTCGGATGACTTGGATATTCTAGCAGAGATTGACCTATTGGTCAACAAACTGCTTTAAGGATTCGATTGTTTTGTCCATACTCTTAAACAAGATGCCCATATCAGTATCTGGAGGAAATCCCATCAGAGCAACTGACTTACGAAGATTCTCTTTCATCTCAACCGCTTGTGGATCATCAGAAAGAGAAAGGCGGGTATACATTATGCGCTGCTTTTCAAGAAGTTCTTGTAGTTTTTCAATATGTTCCAATTTTGTTTCACGGTCCATCACACCAAAAGTAAGAATACTTCCGTATATCTCCTCTTGCAATTTATTAATTTCTTTTAGTTCTTCTTGAATAATATCAGAATCAAAAAAGTTACTCATCTATGATTTCCCTTAAAATCTTCTTGTATTGGAACATATTGATATTTATGAAGGGATCATACTTTTTGATTTTTAAACTTACGGTTTCCCACACAGGATCAAGAAGTTTCTTATCAAAATTTTTTGAAAATTGGAATATTTTGTCGTAAATTACGAAGGTTTCGATAAACAATCTCCCGCTTAGAAATCTTTTGAGAATCGGTGGATGTCCCTTGGAGCAATTGAAGGCATCGTTCAATTCTGTTTCCAAGAACAATTCTGTTGATTGCTCCTTGAACAAGTAAGTCAAACTCTGCTGTCTTCGCATCCACTCTGTGTATGTTCTTTCTCCAGAATTGATAATTTCTCCAATCCATAAGTTACTCGGGTTGTCTGTTGATACAAAATTAGAAAGAAAAAAATCCACAATTTCTTTATCAGAGTATTTTCTTGAACTTTTTTCAAAGAAATATTTGTCTTTACGCTGATTAAAAGATGTTATTGTTGCTCTAGATTTCCCCCTATACTTAAAAAAGTCATATTTACGATTCGTAAAATGACTTTTCATCGAAAGATAAGTTTGATATGTCTCAAAAGGACTCATAACGGAAGGCGAGCACGGGAAGTTTTTTTCATAAAGTTGAGACGAGTTGCGTCCCATTTTAGTCGTTCTTTAAGTGGTTTTGAAATAAGTTTCGTTACCGATTCTATCTCAAGACAATTAATTTCACAATAGTGGCAAATGGCATCAATATAATTCATTTTTTCAAGTGCCACAATGCTTTCAATTTCCAGAGCAAATTTGGAAGGAGTTAAAAACTTATTTTCTATTGCCTGTTCTAAAGTTTCTTCATATCTGGGAGAATACTCATAGAAAGAGTCGTTCCTTACATTAGACTTACCATCTTTTCTTATTGCTTTATTTGGTTCCATAGAGCTCCAGTTTATCCCTAACAAACTCTCTAATGTATTGGGTGAGTAGTTTGATGTATTTTGATTTGTCATATTCTTCATAGACGACAGATTCTCCATTTTCGCAAGCCATAATGATTACAAGTTTTTTGACTGAAATGCCAGTCAGTTCGTACAGCATACAACCATATGCCATACACTGAACAAAATAATGTTCAATCCACTCGCGTGGTTTTGGTTTTTTAGATGTTTTGAAGTCTATTATTGCTAATTCGCCATCAAACTCGGCAATACAATCTACGGTTCCAGCTACTCCAAGAACTTTGCTGTATAAGGAACCTTCAAGAGCATGAATATTATTTATACGATTTAAATCTTTCTTCGCAATTTTAAAAAGAAAATCTGAAAGAGGTTGAACTGAAGGAAGTTCTTTATTATACAAATAATTTTCTACCAAAGTATGCATATCAGTTCCACGACTGGTTGCCTGTCTGGTAATTTTATCTGCTTCCTCTTCCCCAACTTTTTTGCGCCAGTTAGCAAAGAACTGGCGATTTTTGTGACTGGTAACAGAAGTAATCGAAACTAATCTTAAAAGTTGTTCTTCATCTGGAACTTTATAATATCGAACACCATCTATAGTCTCCCTTTCAAGTTGCGGGAGATTCGCATCAATATGATTAAACATTAAAAACCAGATTCCATTTTTGCAAGAATATACTCTTTGACAAGTCCAGAACGAACAATATCATCGACACCAAATTCAATTATATCAAAAGATGGCATTTTACGCAAGATGGTCATAAAATCCACAATACCATTTCTTTCATTTGTTTTTTGTAGGTCAGATTGAGTTGCATCACCACAGAAACAAATTTTAGTATTTTCACCAACACGAGTAATAATCGAATCTAGTTCATGAAAATTAAGGTTTTGAAATTCATCAACAATAATAATCGAATTATCGAGTGTAGTTCCACGAAGAAAAGAGGTACTCCAGAATTTAACTGTCTCTTGTGCTTTTAAATTACCATAGAGCATTTCAAATTCGGCATCACTTGAAAGTTGGAACATATACTTAACCATATTCTTATAGGGAATCTGGTAAATATCTGCCTTATCATCATGTGTTCCGGGAAGAAAACCAATCTCTCTAGTGGCAACTAAGGAACGAACAATATAAACTCTTTCATAAGGGGTTCTTTCATCAAGAACATCACAAAGAGCATTATAAAGAGTAATAAATGTTTTTCCAGTTCCTGCACATCCATAAGCAACTAGATGTTTCTTGTTTGCATAAGAATCAAAAAGTTTCTTTTGATTTTCGGTAAGTGGTTCAATGTCTACAAGATAATCAGCACTTAATGGTTTTTTACGCTTCATTTGACGAGTTGTAAGACCGACCCCGATGGGTTGCTCTGCTCTTTTTCTTCTTGCCATATGTTAATTAGAGTTTTTTTACTTTTGAGCCTGGCATTTTGGCGGCTCGACCCAATACATCGTTCCATCCAGGATTCTTTGAAATCAGTTTATTCTGCCAATCACCAACTTCCCCAGGAGAAGGGCAAGTTGATGGATCAGACCAATCGCGGATCCATTCAGGATTATCTTTTTTCCACTGGTCCCAGTCGTGGATACTCATTTCCACTTCTTTCTGTTCTCCAGTTTTTGTATTGACTACAGGATATACAGGCATAAAGTTACGAATTCAAGATAATTTATTTATTATGGACTCAACCGTGCCTTATGAAGACGCTTTTCTTCATAATAACCCCAAACATTTGGTGCCCACCTTTGAATTTCTGGAGCAATTTGTTCACATAATGCCTGAATTTCAAGTTGAGCATCCAACTTAGCACGAAGATCGAGGATATGAAGAACAGAACGAAGATTGCAAGAAAGAACAAAGTTCTGGCGAATTGCTTGTGCTAGACCATCACGAATATGTTCTTCACACATTCCCTTTTCATACTTCTGGGCATAACGCTTGCATCCTTCTACATACCATGCCATCTCATCATCATAATCTTCCTGAGTCCATTCATATTTCTTACCCTTACGATTGGTATAGAAACCAGGAGGACGAGAATAGAAAACTTCATCAGGTTTCAGTTCTCCTTGTGCCACCTTTACAACTCTCTTACCAGTGTATCGTTGGGACTGAACATCAAACGTCACACCGACCCTGTGAGTCCTTGCTTGGACGATTACGTTGTGGACATACCCAGACACCGAAAAAGTGATTCCAGGGTGCTCTACGGGTCCCCAGTGCCCTCTCTCGTTAGACAATAACTGATCAACAATCCACTCACCACACTTCTGCGGTGTGGGAATTTCCTGATGATGGATAGGAGTTTCTGAATAATCACATTTTCCTGCCTGGTAAATTACCTGTTCTGGAATTGGATACCCTTGAAGTTTTACTACTTCCAGATTTTTATCCAATTCAAGAAGATCTTTTGCTTTAATAGGTTTCATTTTTTTCCAAATCCTTTTGACATTTTTGCTTCTAGTTCTGCAAGTTCTTCTTTCACAACTCGCAACTGTTTTTTCATTTCCACTAGTTGCTCTTCACTATATAAGTGTTCTTGTTTTAGCAACCTATTCAACATTTTAACAAGTTTTCTTGCCCTATCAGTCTGCATAACCGTCATCATCAAAAATTTCGTCGTAGTCTAAAATTGGTCGTTTTGGTTCCTCTGGATGTTTGTAAGCAGAAACATCAGAATAAATTTCTGCCTTTAATGAATCGACAAGAAGTTCCAGATTACGAACAATAAGTTTTAGTTTGTCTCTGTCCATATCTTATAATTCTCTCAATCAATTTTAGCATAAAAAAAAGAGGGGATCAAGTCCCCTCTCATATCAAGCAACTTGAGGTTGCTTTGCCATATTCAGTTGTGCATCTTTAAGAAGTTTTTCCTTCTTTGCCTTAACTTTTAGGTAGCGAACGAAGTAAGTATTCACTTCACACCTCCCTTGGATTTCTCCATATGAAGTTTGTTTCCATTCTCATCAACATAAAACATAGATCCACGGTAGATTTCTACATGTGGTTCAATTTTAAATGTTTGATTTGGACGATTTGTGGTATCATACTCGATACCACGATATACAACTTTTGACATTAGGTTTCTCCTTAATTGAAGTTAAAGAGCGTTCCTTCAGTCGGCGTTTGCGTTCGCTATTTGCGAATAGCGAATGAACGATCCGTTCCGCGTCGGCTTACTTCCGTCCTATTCAATTTTAGCACTTTGTGGTGAAATCCTTTCGGAGTTCTAATAACAGGCGATCTTCTATTTTTTGAGTTACTACATCGTCGTTTTTAACGATGTCCATTAGTTCCAGAGCAGTATCACAAGAAATGGCAACCTGAGGATTACCAATTGCTTGAGGTGTTGAAACGAATAGAAGAGGAACCCATGCTAAAAGCAAAAGTGCCTTAGTCATAGGATGAACGGTAGGAGATTATTATACTCCTATTCAAGGTATATAGCAAGTTTGTTTTGTATAAAATGTTACAATTTTATAAAATCTTAAAGGGCAAAAAAATACCCGAAAATTTTTTCGGGTATTTTGGTAAATAAAAGTTGATTTTGGTTTCAGCGTTCAATATAACTTAACGTATGATTAGATGCATAAAGTTGTTGAATGATTATATCACATCCTATCTTTGGATTACAGTCACCACAAGTATAGACATCCACTGCTGCTTTACCTTCTTCTGGCCAAGTATGAATGCTGATATGACTTTCAGATAACAAACAAATAACAGTGACGCCTTGTGGATCAAACTTTTTTGAAATAGTTTGAACTACAGTTGCGCCACTTGCAGATGCTGCGTTTTCCAATAAGTCTATAAGACAACGCTCATCGTCTAAAAGAACAAAAGAGCATCCATACAAGTTAAGTAGGTAATGCTTTCCCATTATTTTCTTTTTTTAGATTTAGGTGCTTGGTATCCCCACAACTTTGGGCTTACTCTACCATACCCAAAATCAATATACTTAAGATTTTCACGAAACTTATCCCAATACATATCAAACAATCGAATGCGTGATCCTCTAGTCAGATCATAACAAACTTGTTCATCTACAATATACTTAATTATATAAGCATCATTAGGAGCATCTTTGGTGCAGACATCAGTATAAGATCCATTTTCAATCAAAATTTCACAATTATATCTTGTCTTGCAGGTTTCTCTTTCTGCTGATGTCCAATGATCCATACGATTCTCTTTTTTAGTAGGTATTTTTTTAGCAACCTCTGTAATGTTTTGTGACATAATATATACTCCAAATTTATTTTACGAACGATTACCCCAACGGATATCAGGATATGCTTCACTTACAATTTCTTTTGTAATGTTATACTTTGTTTGTAGTTTTTTATCTTTTACAAGACAGATAATTTCTGCTTCAAGTGGATGAAGACCTTGTAGGATATTGATAAACATCGTTTCTCTACGAAGAGAACTCAGACCATCATTACCCCCTCTTACAAAATTATAGAACATTTTATATTCTTTACGAATAGTAGAATATCCTTGATCATTTGCACCTAAAGAATTGGAGTTTAATTCTGCCATTTTACTGACGGCATCACTAATTTTTTCACTCACAGTTCCACTAAAAGAATTCTGCTCCCCTACGCTTGCATAAGGAACTTCTCCTTCGGGAAGAACAGAAATTACAGTCTCATCAAAATTCCAAATAAAAAGAGTTTTCAAAGAGGGATCTTCGTATTTCTTTAAAATCTCTACTTTTTTGGCGTTTGATCTTTGTTTTGATACTAAATTTAAAACTTCAAAGGCAAACGGATTAATTGGCAAATCAGTTGTTACTTGATTTTCTTTCGTAGTTGCTTTGGTAGTTGTCGTTTTAGATCTATTCGTCGTCTTCGCTTTCGTCGTAGTCATAATCGTTTTCAAATCTTACTGCTAAAATTTCGTCTGGAATTAAATTTCCATTTTCATCGTACATTTCTGGATGAAATTTTGGTATCTCTCTGTAACTCAACATATATTCTCTAGCAACCCATCCAACCATTATCCCGACAATAAAAAACAAAAATGTTAAAAATGATCCGAAAACTAAGCTTACTGCTAACATTTTTTTCTCCGGGAAAGTAAATTTATTTTTTCCTAAAACTTAAGGAAAATTCAAAATAGATGGTTACTTCCCTTCTCAGAAAGCAAACCAACTTTTCAAAAATGATATGAAAATCTTTAGGTTGCTTTCTTTTACCTCCACTAAGTATTAATTCAATACCACGATTTATATGGTTTGTATTATTTATGTTTGTCATCAGACAATATTCTGTTCTTTCAAAAACTTAATAGTTTGAGTGCAACCACCAAGGTTGTTGCCATCACAAATTATCTGAGGAAACGTTGTACCCTCACCAAATTCAGAATAAAATTCTTCCTTAGTAAAGTCTTGATTAAGAGTATAAACTACATGATTCAATTTTGTCAAGTCCATAACCTTTTTTATCTTTTCGCAGTATGGACAACCTTCTTTAGAATAAATTATAAAATTCATAAAATTTTCTCACTCAAAAAAATACTTTACAACGTTTGTAACATCAACATCAACCGATCTCATCTTAGAAAGAATGTCTGGATCAACTAAGTCTGGATGTACCCACCAATCTTCAAATGTGTATTCATCATTTGGAGCAACATCTTTAACTGCAAGTTCATATCCAAGAGAACTTAAATACCTTCTGGACTTTAAACGATATGAAGACGATGCATCTGCCGAATAATCATGTTCATATGTAATAATAGCAAATTTATATTTTTCAAATGGTATCGATGTTAATATTTCAAATGTAGTACTTGCAGGTTCACAATCTAACTGCAAATAATCATAGACTGTTCCTTTATTATTTTCATCAAGAAGTTTTTCATAATCAATTTTCGTTGCATCTTTACAAAGAATTGTGTTTTTTCTTTGCTCTGAGAACATTTTACAAAGATCTTCACGAATTTCAATTGAAATACCATCCCAATCATACATCGTTTCAAGAAGAGCAGTATTATTTTGATAGAATGGTTCTTGAGCACCGATTTCAAGGTAAAGTCCATTCTTTTTGCCATTGAGCATAGCAAGAATAAACAAATCTTGATATGCCTGAGAATAGTTTTTTTCTATTTTTTCAGACCCAGGGAACTTAAATTTCAAAGAATCAAATTTATTTTTATTATACTTTATTACTTCTTCAGGTATGTGACCACTACCAAGTCTCATTAAATTATCTTGAATAGATTGAAAATGAATTTGATCAACTTCATAATTTTCCTTAATTTCTCTCAGTAATTTGCGTGTTTCCTGTCCTTTACCCCACCAATATCCAGAAATTGCTTTCTCATAAAGAAGACCATATTTACCAGGATATTCTATATTACTAATAGTAGGTTTAGAATCAAAATCACAAATACTTAATCCAAGAGATGCATACTTATATGAGTCATTCCACTGAGACCTTCTCTCATGGAATCTTGCAAGAAGATAATATGCCTCTGGTCTCTTTGGGCATAAACATATAGCCTGCTGCAATAGAGAAACAGCAGTTCCATCACGAGTTCCTTGTTTATCATAACAGTGATGACTCTTTAAGAGTGCTTCATATGCAAAATCATCATCAGTTGCTCTCTCTGCACATCTAAGGAAATAAGAAAGCGCAGGGGCAGTATGTCCCTGTTTTTCATACCAAAGTCCAAGATTAAAGTTGTGATGTGGATTTTCAGTATCCAAAGAATACTGGTATAGTAACTGCTCTAAATCAGTTTTATCAATAAAGTTAGATTCTTTTTTAGAACTATCTTCTATAGAAGTTGCAGATGTTTCTTCTCCAGAAATAACAAAAGATTTTTTAATAGGAATTGTCCCGATAAATTGATCAATAGTTTTCATATTTCCATTCTTCTTCCACCAATTATAAACATATTCAGAAGCGTATATATGATTCGGTTTTTGTCCATTTTCCAATTCAAGATCATTTACATCTGTAGTTGGAATCTCAACGTTTTCAACAAATAATGGGAAAGTATAAACTTTACCAACGTTTGTGAAAAGAATATTTTCACCAATTGGCATAACATCAACATCTTTCAGCTCAAGATGGAATGTATCACCAATACAATAATTATCAATCAGTCTTTTAGCATAATCACGATTCATAATATATGCAGTTTCTGACCAGTCATCCCACTTACGATCTCTAAAATTTACATCGTCAAAATCACCACGAATAGTCATTAACTGAACACATTCACAATCATCAGGAAGTCTTTCAATAAATTCTTCCCAAGTAAAATTCCAATAATCTACAGTCTTAAGACTCAAATCATCTTCACAGAAAAATGCATACTCAGATTCTTCACTTTCATACCAAGTCTTGATAGCTTTCAAATGAGAAACAATACATCCCTGTGTTGGTCCAGTAAGTTGATAGACATACTTACCAGTAATTACATCATCAGATTCTGAAAATCTTTTTGACTTAATTGCTTTAGGTACAATATCATACTTAGCAAATTGATCCTCTAATTGCTTTTGTCTATCTACACAATCTTCAAGTGTGACATAATAAACTGGAGGGAAATTTTCTAAATTATTCATTTCAGTTGCAATATAATTTTGTGAGTTTATTTTTTTAATATTCCATTTTGTTTTTGGAGGAATATAATGATTTTCTGGATTAGAAAAATATTGTTTATTTTTAATAATATGATATTGTGCTATAGCATATTCCAATTGATACTTTACTTGTTCTCCGGAATAATACTGAGACAGATTATTCTCCATTTGTTGAATAGCATAAGCATCGTTTTCATCGTTTCCGACAAAATGTTCCGTTCTTTTAGAATCTGGATGGGGAATATGAATTAAATTATGATCATAGTTCAGTTTTGTATGATTTAATCCTAAGGATTCTAATCTAATTTGTAACTCCTCATCCTCAAATCCATAATATTCACCCAGATCTTCATTATATCCACCACACTTAAAGAAATTTTCTTTTGTAATGTGAAGTAATCCAATCAGAGATTTGTAATATGGACTGTAAATATTGCAATATTCATAAATTTGATCAAAATTCATTCGACCAAAATCAACCATAGAAACACCATTTTCTAAGTACTCTGGACTCTGATAATTTGGTTTACCAGAAACAAAAGTATTTTCATCAATTGGATAAGCCTTAAAGAAATTATAATATGGATTAATAATATAGTCAATATCAAACTTCATAATTGAATCCCCCGTTGCAATACTTGCAGCTAGATTCAAAGGTTGTGGTTGATTAAAATATTTTTTATTTGGTACTGTAATAACTTTTATTCTTGGATCTAATTCTGTAAGATGACTTAATGGTTCATCAGAACTCCAATCAACAATAATAATTTCTTTAACTTCATCAAAAAGCAACCAAGATTGTAAAGAAATTGATAGTGGTTTATTACGATTTTTACATGCGGTAATTAATGATACGTTCATATTTTTACATCAAGAATCTTTGTGCTGGATAATTACATTGGACCCTTCATACCCCCAAATTATCTCATAATTTATTTCTTGGATGAGAGAATTTAATTCATCTAAGGTTCTTCCACATTGCTGCAAATTTTGATCATAGTATTCTAAAAGTATTTTTGGCTTATATTTTTTAATAGTTTCAATACCTCCGATTATTATATTATATTCAGAACCTTCTGTATCAATTTTTATTAAATCTATTTTCGTATCTAAAAATAGATTGTCAATTGTATTTGTTTTCACCAAATAATCATAATAATCGTCTCCAGTAAATCTAGTTGGATTTTCACCAAGGGTATTAAGTCCTCTATGAGAATGACATATTTTTAAGTTAGATTCTCCAACCCTATCAGATAAAGCATCTTCACTAACGATTACATTTTTTATTTGATTTAATTCTAAGTTTTGTCTAAGTAAAGTACAATTCCAAGAATCTGGTTCAAAACTATACCAAAGTGTTTTTGGATAAAACTTTGATAATAATGTAAAGCATCCACTCTGAGCCCCTATATCCAAGATAGTATAATCATCTTGAATATGTTTCATAAACTCATTAATTACATCAAGTTCACATATGGTTTCATTAAGATTATCATCCAACCAAGTTTTTGAATTTTGCTGTTGGGTTTCTTTTGAAACTAAAATTTTAAATTTATCCGTATATGAATATAAAGAATATTGTGTATTTTTATATTTACAATCTTCTACTTTATTATTTCTAGATGGTGCAGTAATCGACTCATACTTTTCAAAGTTGTTTTGAAACAAAAACTGATCTAGTTCATCTCCAGTATTGCCACCTTCATAATCATTAGATTCATCATATTCTGCGTATATATCATAAACTCGATTTAAATGATTATTCAAACTCTTTAAAACATTTAAATCATTTCCTTGAGTATCTGTTTTAAGAAGATTGATATAATCATATTGAATATTATCAAGTATATAACGTAATGGTATTACATCTACATTATATACCTCATCAATACTATTAACAAATCTTCCTTTTGGTTTTCTTAAAGAAGATGTTCCGGAGTCATATCCAGTTGCTGGACCTCCAAGACCATAAAAAACTTTTTGAGTTGGACTTTGAACATTATCAACAGCCGCCTCAATTAGATAACACCTACCTTTAAAAGGAGAATTGTTTAGATATTCTTCACAAGATCTAAAATTATTTGGATGAGGTTCAATACCAATAACAAAAACATCATTATCAGAACTCAACCAATTAATTGAGTTTGGCATGTTTGTTGATAAACCGATATCAAATCTTAGTTTAAGACCTGTTGATAACTTTTGATTAATAAAATCAAAATCAATTTGTTTTCTCATTTATTAAAATCCCAAAAAATATATGTAAAAAAATTTAATTTTATATATTATATATTACTCGATTCCAATCCTCTGGAAATAAATCTTTTAAATTAATCATAACTTCAAAATCTTCATGAAGATTATTCATATGAGATTCACCGAACCAAGGATCTGGATAACAGACCACAGGACTCTCTGCCAACCATGCACCCCACCAACCAAAAGAACTATTACCAATAATATGTTTTTGGCACATAGACATTAAACAAAGATCATAAAGATTTGAATTATTTGAAACTAGATTAGTATCTTTATTGTAATTTACAGGATCATAAGACTTGGAAATAAGAATATTGTTCGCTGAAAATATTTTTTGATTCTTGCACCATTCATAATCATCAGAAAATACTATTGCATAATCGTAGTTACCAACAAGATCAAAACATTTCTGAAAGTATTCTTCGTTAGGTATTGGAAATTCATGAGGTCTTCCTATGTTATCACCTCTCCTCACTTGTATTGCTAAAAGCGTTTTGTTTTTAAATTGAGATATAAACTCAAGACATTTGGATTGAATATGAGGTAAAAAAGTGAAATTCTCTTTAATTAAATTTTTACAGTGTTCAAAGTATTTTTCACTTTGAAAATAACCAAGATAGTCAGTATTATCAGATGCATTATTAAAAATATTTTCATCAAAATGAAACTGTCTTTCTTTTATAAAATTTTTCCTATCGATGCGAATAATATTTTCTTTCTTTAAAGTCTTTAATTCAAATGCTTCAAACAACTGATGATGTATCCAGGCATTTTTAAAAGTACTTGGAGGAATTGCAATTTCATATCCATACTTAGAGTGCAAACCAACTAAAAAAGCATATTGAAACATTTGATTTCCAAGTCTTCCAAATTCTCCAAGAGTATTAAAAGAAATAGTCATCTATACAATCCTCAATCTTTCAGTATTAAATGAATAATCTGAATCCAATTTAAGAGTATTTGGATAGGTTGAATGCCAAAAGTTATCTCTCACTAAAGTTGGATTATAATTTAATAAATGAGAGACCCAACTATAAGAACTATTTGACATAATCAATAAGTCGGCATGAGACATATGGTAAATATCACTTACAGGATTTTCATTTAAATGCAAAATTATTTCAAATTTATTTTCACTCAGGTTAATAATATTTAAAAAGTTATCTTTACTTCCTTGTGAGTAAATGTGCAAATGAGTTTTTTGATTATAACACACCTTCTTCAAATTGTTAAGTAAATTAAGGTATATTGTATCTTGTTTATTATCAAAATATTCTCTACATTCTATAAAAGAAATATCTTCAGGATTTATAGACCGAATATGAAAACATATATTTAATGCTTTCTTTGAGAAGTAATTTTTATTTAAAATAAAATTATGTTTTAAGTATTTCAAATATTCTTTTTCATAAATCTCACTAATAATAGATTGACCATATCTTAAAACTTCATCTGGTTCCAAATAAATTAAGACTTCCTTTTCTTTATTATTTGATAGATAGGAAAAAAAATCATCGTCGATTTTTGGAAAAGAAATTTTTTCACTTATAAATTTATTTGTAGAGAAATTAAAAAAATTAGTGAATAAGTTATCCCATTCCTCCTGAGAATAATCTGAATAAGATGAATGTCCTATATTTTTAAATCCAGAGTTATAAAATTCTACTTTGAGTTTTTTACAAATTGCATAAAGAAATAATTGAGATTGAAGTATTGCTCCTATACCTTCATTTTTTCCACATTTTATAGCACTAGAACTTCTAGATCCATCAGAGTTTGTTTCTAGATATATTGACATTATGCACCATTTGTACATTCAAAACAATCAAATATTTTAAATGAAATATTTGGATTTATCGAAAGAGCACCTAAAAGCATATTACTTGCACCAGACATAATATAGGATGTTCTACTTGCCAAAACAACGTCAATAATACATTCTTCAATTTCTCTTCTATATTCGGATTCACTCATTATTTTTAAACCATCATTACCCTTCCAATCAGTAGTTGTTCTTCTTCTATCTGGAGTAATGCATTTATCACCGTAAGTATTCATAAAGAGATCAAAAACTTCTTGAACTTGTGTCAGTAAAAATATATTATCATAATCATCTATTTTACCATTAACTTCTTTAACAATCTCATTTAAATAATCATCTTGACATCCAATATAATGAGCAGAATATCTTATCATTAAAGTAAGAACCTTTTTATCTTGGATAATTTCAAATTGTCTATCAATTTCATCCTCCATATATTTTGATATTTTTAATTTTTTCCACATATTGTGGTATAAATTTCTAATATCAGATAGTGTTTGTGTGTCAAAATATTGTTTAATATTCCAACCAGCACCATCATGTCTCGTTAAGATATCAGGATAAGTCTTGATTAAATTTTTAATAGTATAAACATGATCTTCAGAATAAAGATCAAAACCTAGATTTAGATCCTTATTATTAAAACAAAATATATCATTTGCATGATTATACCGTTCTAATAAAGCAACTGGCATTTGATCATATTGTATATTTCGATAAAAATCACCATATTTACAATAACCATTTCCCTCAAAATCAGTCTTATTTGGCCAGTGAAGATATAATGATATGTCATTATCAGAAATATCTTCAACCAACATCCAAGAAAGAAATCTTAAGATAGTACTAAATGTACCTGCACTACTGCCAATTATCAAGTTCATGATCAATCAAAAATATAATCATTCACAAAATCTTTTGAAACTCTGAGTAGATAGGCAGCATTATCTTGGAAACCAAACGTAATTAGAAAGTCATTGCCATACTCACACATACCAACAGCAAATTCAATTTCACCATTAATAAATGCAAATTGCTTGGATACTTTTACAATATTCCAATTCTTATCCCAAACAATAAAGCGGTGCCTATAGGTTCCATCTTTTCTATTCTGCTCACTCTGGAATAGATAAGTTTCATGATTTAGACAGAATCTATAGTCATTACCCAAAGGAATAACTTGAGATCCTCCACGAAGATCAATACAACCAATATCTCTCCAATTAGTTAAAACTACTTGAGTTGTTTGACCAGTTTCAATATCATACTTAACAACTTCAGTACCATTTGTCCATTTCACAAAATGAAATGGCATATCGATAATAGGCATCCAATTCTTTTCACAATATGAATTGTTTGCACCAGGAGCTGGAATACGATATTGCTTAAGTTCTTTTACACCATTATCCGTAATTTCAATCTCAGAGAGTTCCATACGACCTGTTCCAATCGTATCTAAGTCTCTACGAACTCCACAAATATAAAGTTTCCCATCCCAACGAACGATACGAGCATCCTCTAGACCAACAAAATCCCAGAGTTCTTTGTCAGGAAAATCTGAAGTATCAATACGAGTATATTTTTTAATTCTCATATTTTCATCCATTTCGCACATATAATTCCAAGTGCGAAGACGCCAATCGTTTTCTGGATGAATATAAACTAGAGGACCCCAATGGTGCTCAAACTTTTTCTTTTCAGAATGATATAAAGTATAGTTAATATTTCTCAGATTAACTAATATCTTATCCCCATCAATATAAATTGATGGGTTTGTGAGTGCTGGTCCCTTTAAATCTGATGCAGGAATAATTAATGGATGAATGCTTCCCCCATTTTGCAAGGCAAGCTTAACAAAATTCATTTCATCTACTGCCATAAAATGCAAATACAAAAAATTATTTAGATCTTATTATAGCACAGATTTTCAAATTTTAGTAAGAATCAAATTCATATCTGATATATGAATGGAAGTGTCATCTGCGGTATTTTTAACATGAACTTCAACATAATCATTTTGATTCAATTGAACTACATCAGTTAATGTTACATGATTAATAATTCCATTTGAAGCTTCGTGCGTTACTGTTGCAGAAGTTCTGATTCCCACATTACTATCGTAAAAAGAAAACTGTGCATCATAAGTTCCACCAACTCCTTCAAAATAAATTCCAGCAGTAACAAGATAAAGATCTGTAGTCGTGCTAGTACAAGTTAGACGATTATTGGTATGAGTAAATCCAACATTAAAATCACCAACAGTAGTAGTTCCAGCAACTTTTGTCCAGACGTTATCCGATGCTGCGGGAAATGTTGTATTGGTAGCATTACCAACAACATATAAATGTCCGACGACTGGAGATGAACCTAGAGTAACTCCACCAGGAGTAGATCCATCAGATAATTTTAATTCTGGATCAAACGGATCATAAAAAATTTCTCCCTGATTTCCAATAAATTCTGTTGGATCAGTGGCTCCCAACTTCTCAACATAAATTCTATACGTTGTATTTGTTGATAGTGACATCTTAATTCATTTTACTTTATATTATTTATTTAAGGTTCTTCTGGCCAAATAATATTATCTGGGTCTGATTGAAGAGTAATGTCTCTCAAAGATTGTCTATAATCCATCCATGCTGTTCTTTGAGTATTAGATAATTGACAATCTACCAAAGCAATCCAATCTGATCTAGAAAGAAAGACATTTCTAAGTTTTCTTACATTATCCCATTTTAATTGAAGTTCTTCGTCCATATTTTTAAAAATTAAATTACTGTATATTCAAAATAACTACCACCATAAACAGTTGTGGGCCCAGCGTTTGATGTATTCTGAGCCCACTGAAATGCAAAATTACCAGTCGCTGAAGGAATTACTACTGCATCCAATTCTATAATAACCAGACCAGAAGCATTATCAGTTAATGCAATATCAACAGTATCTAAAGATGTAGTGAGACCAAGTGCCAAAAATGGGTTTGCGCCAGTACCATTAGTATTAGTAACTCTTACATATTTTAAAACAGAAGACGTTGTTGGTCCAGAAAATCTATACTTTAAGTCAGCAGCAGCAGTTGTTGTATAAAATATTTTACCACGAATTGCATATTCAACTCCAGAAGTCATCGAAAAAAGTAATTCACTATCATTTGCTGTAGTCACATTATTATTTCGACTTTCATCGGTTGTCTTTTTAACTAAAGTCCAACTTGATGCTGGTCCAATTGTTCCCTGAAGACCCTGAGTACCTTGATTACTTAATCCCTGAGTTCCTTGAGTTGATTGAACACCCTGAAGTCCTTGAGTTCCTTGACGACTTTGAGTTCCCTGAAGTCCCTGAATACCTTGAGTTCCTTGGATGCCCTGAGCACCAATAAAATTACCACCAATAATAGAACTTAAGAATGCCACTCGTCTTTAATGCACTTGTATCTATTTATAAAGTGTTCTAAATAATCTAAAATAAATTGATTATAGAATTTATGAGTGATTTTTTGAAGAAAGGTTGGCATTATCTTCCAGAAATTATTTCTCAAGAAGAAGCAATACAAATAAAATATCAAAATCTTTGTGGTGCAGTAAAAGATCTTGGTAATTTAAATGGTACTTGGGATCCTGAAAGAGGAAGAGTTTTATTTTGTTATGCACCACCATCCTGCACATATGTAATGAAAAGAATGCAACCAATACTTGAGGAATTAGTCGGTGAAGAACTTATTCCAACCTATTGGTTTTCTACAACTTATCATAAAGGTGGTTGGATGAACTGTCATACTGATCGTCCATCTTGTGAAGTATCAGTGACGATGAATATTTGTGGTGATGCAAAATGGCCTATCAAACTCAAAGATCTAACAGATAAAAGAAGAGAAGTTATAACACCAGTTGGTCACGGAGTTGCATATCTTGGGACAATCGTTCCTCATTGGAGAAGTCCTTTAAGAACTCACGATAATGATCGTTTTATGCAATTGTTTCTACACTTTGTAAGAAAAAACGGTCAGTATGCAGACTATGCATATGACCGTAATGATAAATGTTATACTCTTTTAACTCAAGGTTGAGATTGTTCTAGTGGGGGAAGAGGATCATTAATCATATGAATTCCTCTCAATTCTCCTACAAAATTAGCATAAACTGATTCATTAACAGATACGTCTGCTGGGGCAGCAGGAATTTCTGTTGGGAATGGTTGAACTGTAGGAAGATCTCTAAGTTCTTGCCTCCAATCGGTGAATTCCTGTGATAATGCCACACCAGTTTCTGTTGAACGAATTACCACCCAATCAGTTTCATCTAAAAGTTGATTGCGATATTTTCTTACACTACTTTGTCTTTTTATAGATTGTCTTGAATCATAAGCATCAATTTCATCATCCCATTCTTGTTGAGTCAGAATTGAAAGACCTGGATTTACTTCAGTAATGACTGTTTCGTCAGGTACATTTGAAAGGAAAAATTCAATTCCGTTTTCATCAATTAGTGAATGAACTCCCACAATACCTTCAGCAGTAAATCCAACTACACCAAACATTGGTTGTGCAAATTGTGCTGGTGTTGTTGCAAATACTCCTGGTCTGTCTCTATCAACCCAATAATGTTTAATAAGTTGTGTCATTATAGAACTTCTGAAATGTTATTTTTATTTATGGAACCTTGATTCCATACTTCTCTTCAATTTCTTTATCTTGTTCTTCTTTTGTTTTAAAACCCTGAACTCTCATCCAGGTTACAAGAGTATATCTTTGACCTGAAAGTACTGGTTCTACACAATGTTTGAACCATCTAGAAGAAGGAAAACAAACAAGAAGTCCTGGTTCTGGTTTAATAGTGACTCTTAAATCTGGAAATGTAAAATATCCGCCTTCAAAATCATTATTCAGAAAAAGAACCGTAGAAAGATCACGATCTACACTCTTTTTCCACATCTGAGTTCCATCGGGATTTGTCCAAAGTGCTTCTGCATCATAGTGAGGTTTATAGTGCCCTCCTTTTTCATAGTAAAGAAGTTGTGGCATTTCACTGTCTTTGATCTTAAATCCATAAAAAGGATTGATAACATGATCAATAATATTTGCCATCAGATCGTGAATCTGAGGAAGTATTGGTGTTACATCGGCACACTTCACATCTCTGGATGACTTATCTACCTTATGTTCTTGTTGCTTTGTAAGATTTGTTTTATCGGGATCGAAGACTCCCATCTGTTCCATTTCTGCACTATTTGCATAATCAATGAGATATTTACAATTCTCTTTAGTGACTACTTTGGGTTGAATTAAAATATTAGAAAGTAAATCATTCATATCAATAATGATATAGTTGTTTTATTTAGTTTGCGTTTGAGACTGCTGTTAAAAAAGTTCTTGCTTGAGATAACTTAGGTGTTGGTGTTGTTACTGTTTCAGTGGAGAAATCTAGACGATCAATGGTGGAAAGTTGAGGAGGAGCACTACCACCACCAAAATAACCATAAGAACTACTTGAGACTGCTGCTAAACCTTGTTTTATTCTGGATAACTGGGGTCCTGGTACTGTTGCGGTTTCTGTGGAAAAATCTAGACGGTCAATGGTGCAAACATTACTAGTTAAAGGATCTAGACCGCCAGCAAAATAACCATAAGAACTACTTGAGATTGCTGTTAAAAAATTTCTTGCTGAAGATAACTGTGCTCCTGGTACTGTGACAGTTTCTGTAGAAAAATCTAGACGGTCAATGGTACAAAGAGCACTAGAAGGGGAACTATTACCACCACCAAAGTAACCATAAGAACTACTTGATGTTGCTGATAAAGCAAGTTTTGCTGAAGATAACTTAGATGTTGGTTCTGTGACGGTTTCTGTGAAGAAGTCTAGACGGTCAATAGTGCAAACACTAGTAAGAGGAGGAAAATAACCACCTCCAAAGTAACCATAAGAACTACTTGAGATTGCTGTTAAAAAATTTTTTGCTTGAGATAACTTAGGTGTTGGAACTGTTACGGTTTCTGTAGAGAAATCTAAACGGTCAATCGTAGAAACATAAGCAGGAAGAGTATTAATACCACCACCATAAAAACCATAAAAACTACTTGAGGTTGCTGCCATTCTTTGTTTTCCTTGAGATAACTTAGGTGTTGGTACTGATACGGTTTCCGTAGAGAAATCTAGACGGTTTATGGTGCAAACGGCACTGGGAAGAATAAAACCTCCAGCAAAATACCCGGCAGTCGCAGTACCAACTCTTTGTACCTGTGTTCCTCCAGAAAGTGCTGTTGATCTAGATCTTGCTGAAGATAACTTAGGTGCTGGTGTTGAAAGAGTTTCTGTAGAAAAATCTAGACGCTCAATAAGAGAAACAACAGCAGGTCTAGCGCCACCAGCAATATAACCATAATGATTACTTTGAGTGCCAACTGCTGTCTCCCTATAATCTGGTAATCTAGGGGCAATTACTGAAGTTAATTCGTTTGAGAAATCTAAGCGATCAATGGTACAAACATAAGTATTAAAACCAATAGGAGGAGAAAAACCTCCGGCAAAATAAGCATAAGATTTGCTTGAAAATGCTGATAAACCACGTCTTTTCTTAGATAAAAAATATGATGGTACTGAGGCAGTTTCTGTGGAAAACTCTAAACGTTCAAAGTTATCATAATATAACACTCTACTAACAGCAAAATCTCCACCTCCAAAATACCCATAAGAGTTAGTTGATACTGATGCACAACCCAATCTCGCATACTTAAAATCAGTATTTGTTGTTGTTACCAATTCAGTAGAAAAATCCAAACGGTCTAAATTACATCTATATACATCCCCAGTATCTGAACTTCCAACAAATGTATATCCCCCTCCAAAATAACCATAAGAATTTCCAGAGACTCCAGATCCCCACCAACCTCTTTTAGTCAATTTAGAATTAATAATTGCAACACCATCTGTAGAAAAATCTAAACGATTTATAGTATTGAGTCTCCAAAAGTCAGTTGAAGATGCATCATTAGCATCATAACCACCAGCAACGTATCCATATAATTGACTATAAACTCCTGAAGCACCAGTCACACCACTAGCATCTCCGGAAGTCTGTATTCTACCAGTTTTTATCTTAGAATCTGGAGTAGTTACAGTCTCTGTAGAGAAATCTATACGATCTATAGTACTAATTTGATCACCAGTAGCAATATATCCAAAAGTTTTAAATTCTGACCAATTTAAACTATTTGAATTTTTATTTAAAAAAATCTTATTACTATAAATTGCTGATGCTAAAGAACTTCTTGCTTGAGATAACTTGGGCGATGGTGTTGATATACCATATGAATCAGTAATAAAATCTAATCTATCTATTGTAGAAAACACTCCAGCACCAGGTCTATATCCACCACCAAAATAACCAAAGGCAGATGGTGAATTTGCTACTGCCGCAAAATTAGCTCTTGCTTGAGATAATCTAGATAGGAATGCATCTCCAGCTGATACGGTTTCTGTTGAAAAGTCTAGACGATCAATGGTGCAAATAGCAGTAGGAGCAAAACCTCCAGCAAAGTAACCATAAGAACTACTTGAGACTGCTGCTAAACCTGAAGTTTGTCTCCTTAATCTATTCGGTGCAGTAGCTGCTGGAACTGATACACTTTCTGTAGAGAAATCTAGACGGTCAATTGTACAAACAAAAGTAGGACCAGGAATAGTACCACCAGCAAAGTAACCATAAGAACTATTTGAGACTGCTGCTAAACCACTTCTTGCTTGAGATAACTGATTTGGTGCTGGTGCTGGTGGTGGTCCTACGGTTTCTGTGGAGAAATCTAGACGGTCAATGGTGCAAAGAGGACCAGGATCACCACCACTAAAGTAACCATAAAGACTACTTGAGACTGCTGCTAAACCACTTCTTGCTTGAGATAACTTAGGTGTTGGTACTGTTACGGTTTCTGTGGAGAAATCTAGACGGTCTATGGTGGAAACAACAGTACCAGTAGTTCCACCACCAAAGTAACCATAAAGACTACTTGAAACTGCTGCTAAACTACCTCTTGCTTGAGATAACTTAGGTGTTGGGGTTGTGACGATTTCTGTAGAAAAATCTAGACGGTCTATGGTGGAAACGGGAGTAGGAGTTTGACCACCACCAAAGTAACCATAAAAAATATAAGGAATATCATATAAAACATTATCAACTTCCTCAAAGGTGGGAGTTGACCTGTAACTGACTGCTTCTAAACCAGTTCTTGCTTGAGATAACTTAGGTGTTGGTGTTGTGACTGTTTCTGTAAAGAAATCTAGACGGTCAATGGTGCAAACACGAGTACTAGGAGGAAAATAACCACCACCAAAGTAACTATAAGAACTACTTGAAGCTTCTGCTAAATTAGTTCTTGCTTGAGATAATGAAGGTGTTGGTACTGTGACGGTTTCTGTAGAGAAATCTAGACGGTCTATGGTGCAAACGGAACCGAGAGCAAAACCTCCAGCAAAGTAACCATAAGAACTACTTGAAGTTGCTGCTAATCTATCTCTTGCTTGAGATAACTTGGGTGTTATAATTGGAATTGTTATAGTGTCTGTGGAGAAATCTAGACGGTCAATAGTGCAAACAAGAGAAGTAGGAGTCAGAGAACCACCACCAAAGTAACCATAAGAACTAGTTGAGACTGCTGCTAAACCACTTCTTGCTTGAGATAAAGAAGGTCCTGGTACTGATACGGTTTCCGTAGAGAAATCTAGACGGTCTATGGTGCAAACGGAACCGGGAGCAAAACCTCCAGCAAAGTAACCATAAGAACTACTTGAAGTTGCTGCTAAATTATTTCTTGCTTGAGATAAAGAAGGTCCTGGTACTATGACGGTTTCTGTGGAGAAATCTAGACGGTCAATGGTGGAA